ATAGCCTCGATCCTAAGATTCAGCTTGACGAATCGCCAGCCCGACCCTATATCCGAATCAAATTGTTAGCGGGCCCAGGGTTCGGATCGGTAGATTCGAGTCGCAAAAAACAGGGAGGCTGGGCGATAGCGAATCAGTGACACTTCCGCAACACTTGGCTTGTCAAGTGATTTTTGGGGCTTGACTCGAAGAATTGATGTTAGCGCTAACATTGTAACACGATAGAATCAGTCGTGTTAATACATATTCACATATGTAGATATTCACATATGTAGATATTCACATATGTAGATATTCACATATGTAGATATTCAGACGTATACCCCCCCACAGTGGAAATTGTTCGGAATCACAAAAGACCCCCACAGTGGAAATTGTTCAAGATTCTTGGGAAACTTAAGGTCCACCCCACAGTGGAAATTGTTCAAGAATCTTGGAAAACTTAAGTTCTACCCCACAGTGGAAATTGTTCAAGAATCTTTGACAAGACACAAAGGTTCGAGTATAGTGCAGACCATGAACAAAATGGAGATTCGGATGCGTGTCCTGATTGGCTATTCGAGGGATGTGGTGACGCTGAACATTATGCGGGCAAAGGGTATTGAAGCCTACACCTGTGACCTGTTGCCAGCAGACCATGAGTTTCATTTGCAGGGTGATGTTTGGTCCTATCTAGGGCAAGATTGGGATTTTGCAATACTCCACCCCATGTGCAAATACCTCACCTGTTCGGCAGCTTGGGCATTTACCGATGGCCCTTACCACCAGAAGGTAAAACCCGATACTCTTGTAGGTGAACCCAGAAGGGTTGCGAGGGATGCAGAGATTGAAAACTTCAAGAGGTTGTTGGCACTACCCTACCCCAAAGCCATTGAGAACCCTGCCAGAAGCTTCTTGTCCAAGGCTATTCGAAAGCCTGACCAAACAATTCAGCCCTACAATTTTGGGGATGATGCAAGCAAGCTAACGGGTTTCTGGAAAGACTCTTGTGTTCCTGACCTTGTGAACACTGTAAGAAAAGATGGACGAATCGTTGAATGGTGTGGTAAGAAGGTTGAGCGTTGGGCTAACCAAACCGACTCAGGACAAAACAAACTGACACCAAGCGAAGACCGTTGGTTGGACAGAAGCAAAACCTATAAGGGTGTTGCCGAAGCTATGGGTGAGCAGTGGGGAAATTGGCTAATGCTGAATCCTCGACAAAACAAGGGGCAATGAATCGTATGTATCTACCTGAAAATAAAGAGGAAATCCCCTACGCACTAGAGCTGTTTTTGGACTTTGTTGGAGCCATAAAAGCAGCAAAACCAAAGACTCAAACCCATAGGGTCATCTACGAACCCGCTTGGAAACCTGCATATCAAGGGCAAGAACCTCCGTTTTGACTCTGAATCTTAGGTTGACAAACGCCTGAGAATCGCATAAGAATCATAGGAACAGAAGGAAACACAGAATGACCAACCAAGAAAAAGTCCTAGCAGCTATCGAAAAGATCATCAACCAGTTCGGTGAACTTAGGGCAGAGGGTGTTGTTGCAGATATGTGGTATAAACACATGCATGAGCTTCGTAGTGCAGCTTGGAACGCTTATTATGAGCAAGTTAAGGTTGTTGAGAAACAAAAACAAGCTTTGACAAACGCCTGAGAATCACATATAAGAATCATAGAAACAGAAGGAAACACGAGATGAACAAGCCTTTTGGCGAACTGAGCATTGAAGAAAAGCTGGAACTTCATCGGGCTATGTATGAGGGAAAACCAGTGCAATGCTGGGCAGGCGACACGGTTGGATGGGCAGATAAAATCTCAAAGGCTTTTCGTGATAGCTTCACCTACCGCATCGCACCAGAACCTGAAACTGACATTGAACTGCCGTGGCATGTGATTTCGCCGGAGTATCAGTGGGCTGCACGGGATGCTGATGGTGCTGTGTGGATCTATGCATCAGAGCCTTCCACCCACGGTGGGGACCAATTGTGGTATGGTTACCCCACAAGATGCTGCAATCACATCATCCACAAACCCGGCAATAAGCCTTGGGATCAAAGCCTCATCAAACGCCCGGAAGGAGTATAAGATGCCCACACAGTATGTAGTATTCACCATTGAAGTTACTGCTCGTGTTGATTGCGAGTTTGAGCGCAATGACTACGGCGTCAAAGGTTCACCTGTCTGGTATGAACCTAATCCTGACACGATGGACGTGAGTTCCGTTGCGTTTGACGACGTGAATATTTCGCTTGATGGTCTGTCAAAAGATGTGCGAGATTTGATCGAGGAAAAGGCCGTAGAGGCCGCAATGGAAAAAGGAGAATGGCATGACTAAAGAAGTTGGAACGCTGAAAGAACTGAACGTGAAGCCGGGGGATGTTGTGGAGTATATCCCTACTGGAAATCGTCACACTGTGTTGGATGGCAAGCGCCTTACAATTAGCAATGGCAATACTGTTGACTACGAATACAATTGGGATTGTTCAAAATATTTCCGCATCGTCTCCCGCGCCGAAGAACCTCCGAAACTCTGGCGCGACATGACGCCGGAAGAAAAGGGCGCACTTCTACTGGCGCACTATGAGGGGAAGCAGATTGAGGTAAACAGAGGGCCATTTGAGTGTGGCGAGTGGAGGGAAGATCATTACCCAGAGTGGATGCACAACTACGCCTACCGCATCAAGCCTAAACCCAAAGTTGAGACTGTGAATTTGTATAGCAATGATTGCGCGTATGGGCGATTGATCGAAGCTATGCGAGGCCATCGTATCACCTTCAACCTAATCGACGGTAAACCTGATTGCACCAGCATCAAGATGGAGAAACTTTAAGGTTGACATCTGCATGTGATTCGGGTATAAGAGAACAATAGAAAGGAAACACGATGAACCAAATCCTCGACTGCGATAAAATCTTCGCTGCCAAGAAAACCTACGACCAGTCCAAGAAGGTTCTAGAAAAGTCTAAGACCTACGAAGTTGCAGTCGAGGTCCAACGAAACAAAAAGCTTATCCGTGTAGCGATTGATGAGCTTCTTAAGGGAGAATCCAAGTGAACTTGCCATTCATTTTTGATCTGTGTCTTGACGTAAAAACTTATGAGGAGCTTACAATCCTATATCGAAAAGTGTGCTATGAAAAAAGCGAAATCGAGAGGTTGTGCAATAATTTCAATATACCCCAACCAACCCCAACAGAAGAATGTAAGGGAGAACCCAATGAATAACGAATGGATTGAGAATACTGGCACTGTGCCGGATGGCGTTACCGCAGATACCAATATCGAGGTGTTCCTGCGTGAATTTGGGCCAATGATTTGGCGTGTTGAGTTCCCAAGCATCAGGAATGATGACCCTGCCCTATGGACACTTGATGGTGACTCTTTTGACATTATTCGTTGGAGGTTCGTGTGATGATTAAGGTTGGTGATCGGATCAAATTTGTTGGTGTGGACTCGTCAATCCCCTTTGGTCAATCTGGTGTTGTCACAAAGGTGTGGCCAACGGAGTTTCCACGGGGACACATCCTTACAGTGATTTTTGACCCAACAGGGGACGAAGTGTTTGATGAATGTCTGGATGGGTGGACTATCTTCCCCGGAGAATATGTATGACCCGTTTCTACACACTTCAAGAGGTTTACAGGGCTGCTTGGATTTGGTATAAAAAGAGTGGTACTAATTCTTGTTGTCTTGCTGAGAACAGGCTGATGCGAGGGGAAATCCCACCTGACTTGAAGGCCAAAGATTCAGATTTTCATGGAGGGTAAGGCATGAGTGGGCCGGATCGTATTTTTATACATCCAACAGAACGCTGCCCTGTAAGTAAAGTTTGGAATCGGGGTAAGTGGAAGGATCATGACAGTGGGGCGCACGGTGATATGGAATACATCCGTGCCGATCTAGTGCCGCAATGGCAACCGATTGAAACTGCGCCTAGCGACCATTTGCTGTTCTATGGTAACACTCGGCATGATAAAGGGGCAGTGTTCTCCGGGTGGAAGGCAGTAAATGGTATGTATTACTCAGACAACGGTGACGTTGCGTATCCAACCCACTGGATGCCGCTACCTGAACCACCAAAGACCACTTGACAAACACTGACGAATCAGCTATAAGAATCTTTGTGGAGAACACATATGACTGACTACAATAATGGTGGGCCTGCGTTTCCAATCACGGCAGGTAATGCAGCATATGGCCGAGGCATGACATTGCGAGATTGGTTTGCTAGTCAAGCGCTGGCTGCAACTATTCAAAAATGGGAAGGACCAACGCCTGACAATTTTCCAGAGGTTATTGCAGGCATTAGCTACACATTTGCAGACGCCATGATTGCAGCAAAGGAGAAATGATATGATTGAAGCGAGTAACGTAAAATGACGCCGCAGGAAATGTTTGACAAAGCCTACATTGGTGTAGTAAAGCAAGGTTGCAAATCCACTGATGTTTTGGGTAGCTGCCTGTATCGTGGTGTGAACGATACGAAATGTGGTATCGGCTTCCTTATCCATGATGATATTGCAAAAGCTTGGGATAGACGCAAGAATAACGAAATTACTAAAATTAAGTCTACTAAACGTTATCCTGTGCCAAAGTTCATTGTGGACAATATCAGTCTTGCAGGCGCAATCCAAAGGGCGCACGACGAAGCAATGGACACCGATTTCATCAGAGACTTCAAAAAGAATATGAAGTGTGTAGCCATTGCATATAATCTTACCATCCCTAACGTGGAGTGATAAAATGACCGACTACAACGACGGAAACTGGCACGACTGGAACGGCGGGGAATGCCCGGTGCATCCTATGACGTTGGTTGATGTGTGTTTGATTGATGCCCCAATCGCAACTGATACACTTGCAAAACATTGGTTCTGGGGCAAAGAAAGCACACGCATCCGAGTATTCCGCGTAACAAAGCCTCACATTGAACCGCGTGAGTTTTGGATCAACGATTACGCATGGGGTGTCGGCAACGTGTATGAAAGCAAAGAAGATGCAGATGAAAGCGCCACCAAGGACCGCATCCGCTGCATCCACGTCCGAGAGGTGATCGAGGAATGACCTACCTTATCACGTCTCTTGTGGCGGGTCTTGTCACAATTTACGCATTTGTGGCTTGCACAAGGCTTGAAGTAAATCCCCTAAAGTGGCCAAGAAGCACCCGTATTGACTACCTAATAAATACTGTTGTGTGGTCTGTCGTGTTTGTTCCACCTATCGTTATGATAGCAATTCACAAAGGATGACAAAGTGACACACGAACATATCAAAGCACTAGAGAAGTTGATCGAGGCGGCGAAGATTGTCCACGACAGTTACTGGAACTCCACAGACGGAGTTATTCGCGGAATATATGACCTTGGGGTAGCCTTGCACTACACCCAACCCACTGGATGCCGCTACCAGAACCGCCAAAGAATCGTTGACAAACACTGACGAATCAGCTATAAGAATCCTACGAAACGAAAGGAAGCACAAATGTCTACACAATTCATCAAAAAGACTGTCGTCGAAGCTTTCGTCGAGGGTCGCAAGATCAAGGGTCAGATGGCAACCATCACTTTTGTGAAGCAAGATGGTTCGCTTCGCAAGATCAATGGTTGCTTTGCCCCCATCAGCCACATCGTTGGTTCGGAACGTGGGGTTCTGCAAGGAGAAGCTATGAAATCCCGTGGTCAAATCCCCATCTACTCTGTCGCTGAAAAGAAGTGGAAAAGCTTCTATGCTGACAAAGTTGTTGAAATCTCGTAAAGATTACTATATAAACTACGAGTAAGCACAGAGAATCAGGAGAATCAAGTGAAAGTCCAACATTCTTATTCGGAAGACCTCATTTCCAACGTCGATCAAGTGGAAGCTTCGATTGATTCTTCTGGTAAAGTCTTCCGTATCTTGACCAGCAACCTCTACTCCAACAAACCCGAATCCATCACCCGTGAGATTTGGTCGAATGCCTTTGATGCCCACAAAGAGGCTGGCATTGCTGACAAACCCTTTGAGGTTGTTTTCCCCTCGGTGTTCCGTCAAGAGTTCATGTGTCGGGACTTCGGGAATGGCCTCAGCCATGATTTCATGCTGAACAAATACACGGTCCTTGGTTTCTCTACCAAAGAGAATACCAACGAGGCTGTTGGCAAGTGGGGCATTGGTCGTCTGGCTCCCCTGTCGTATACTAGCACCTACACTGTCACCAGCTACCACAAGGGCATGATGGGTGTATACAATGTGGTGACTCTCCCGTCTGGTCGCCCTGTTGTTCAAACACTGATGGAGCCTGTCCCATCGGATCAACCCTCTGGTGTCTGCATCAGCTTTCCTGTAAATGTCAGTGATCTTGATTCTTTCAAGAGGGCCGCACGTCGGGTTGCCCTTGGGTTCAAAGTCACCCCCATTGTTGTTGGTCAACCTGACTTCGGTTGGGCGGGACTCAACATTCTGAGCAAGGGCGATGGGTATGAAATCTATGAGCGCAACCATGCCATTTTTGGTCCGTTGGTTCGCATGGGTTGTGTTCTCTACCCGATCAAGACCAGCCTACTGAGCAATGGGAATGTGCTTGAGGGGCGGAGCATTATCCTGTCAGTGGATATTGGCAAACTTGAAGTTACCCCTTCGCGTGAAGACCTTTCGTATGGTCCCACAGAGCCTACCAAAGCCACTCTGGAAGCTGCTATCGAATCCCTGCAACAGAACTTCGTGGCAGACCTTCAAGCTTCTGTAGACGCAGCAGAATCGCCGTATGAGGCAACCAAGATTGCAATCAAGGGGTCTGCTGACTTCCGTGGTCTTGCCCCCCTCAAACTGATCACCTACAAAGGGAAGCCTGTCCAAAAAGAGTTTGTGTTTCCCACAGTAGGTGTGACCCTCACTTGGTCGAGCAGCAAGACGGTTGACCTGAACTACTACGATGTGAGCAAGATTTTCTTCTATAAGGAGGATGGCAAGAATCGACTCACTCGTGTTCGGGACCGTATCAAAGAAGCAAGGAAGATTGGTAATCGGCTGATCTTTATCCCGTATTCGGATCAAGAATCTCGTGATTTGGATGCTGCTAAAGCCTTTTTCCCCAAGAACCTCTTTGTTGATCTTGCAACGGTTAATCCACCTGCAAGTGTCCGTAAACCCAAGGGGCAGCTTCAAGTCCGAGACTTGTCGTATAATCCAATCACCATCACCTTTGAAGACGGTGGCTTGTTTGTTCCTATGGTTGGTGGGGAATGCTCTTATAACTTCAAGGCACTGGCAGAAGTCCTCTTGAAAGATAGTGATACCCCCCAGATCGTCCGTGTCCCTAAAGGACTTACCCAGAAGTTTGAAGATTCTGACCTCTGGATTAACCTGTTGGATTATGCACGAGTTTGGGCTAAGGATCACCTCAAAGACCTTCTTGTTGTGGCTGAGACGTATGCACCCTATGGTTTCGACTATGAGCTTGCGGGAATGACCGGGAAAGCCCTCACGAAGTTTAAGACCCTTGCAAGCGCCAAAGAATCGGTGTATACCAACCCTAAGCTTAAAGCTGAAATCAGTGCCAATGGTGTTCGTAACTTCTTGCAGACTATCGGTGTTCCCTTTAAGAACACTCAAGAGGATGTGACCAAGGCTTGTCTGGCAGAACAGGAACGTATTCTGAAAGATGAATACCCCCTGTATCAGCACATCCGTCCTTATACTTCATCTTCCGACCGGCCAAAGTTTCGGCAGGAATACATCACCCTTGTTGACAAGGCAAGCTGAAAAACTTGTTGACTTCCCCTAGAGAATCACTTATACACAATCACACAGACACGAACAAAGGACTAAAGATATGAACTACGAGGTTGGCATGCAAGTGCGTGTTGTCGCTATCCCTCATGGCTACTACTATCCCCACATCGGAGATATTTTGACGGTCACGGGGGTTTGGGACTACGGAGTTATGGCAACGACCCATGCGGGTTTGCATCCACATTCTTGCTCTGAAGGGCAAAATAAATACCACCTGTTCTTCCCCTTTTCCAGCATTGAACCTGTGGTGGAAGATATGGGAAAGACCCTCAAAGAACTGGATGTGAAACCGGGTGATGTTGTAGGTTTCAAAGGCGCTGATGATGACTCTTGGGTGGTCCAAGAGGGCTTTTCGGTTTTCTCGAACCAGCTCTTTGTGAACATCGAACTTGGGAAACACTATTGGGACCATGTGAAAGGTTTCAAGATTATTTCTCGTGCCGACCCCGACAGCGAAACTGGCACTCTTAAGGAACTTGATGTAAAGCCGGGGGATGTTGTGGAGTTCGTTTCTTGTGAATACAACCCCGTTCAGTATTACTACCCAGAGGGACCTAAGACCGTTAGTTCGTGTGCGCTTTCCAGTGCTGGCGTGAGCGTTTATAGCATCTTTCCTGAGCTTGACCATGCCATCTGGAAGGTAGTCTCTCGTGCTGGTGAAACCGAAGTTCAAAAAGAGGAAGACAACATCGAAGTGTTCTATGGCCTCGATGGTATTGGTTTCTTTGATGTTGAACCCTCATACTATGACGAACGTCTGGTCCTGAACCACACGACTGGCACCTTCACGTTGGAGCGAATTTAATGAACAGGTTTATTATTCTAGGGATCATTCTTCCACTAATTTCCTTGTGGGTGCTGTTTGTCAGTGTCAACGCAGGACTAAATTCAGACAAGGAACGAGAGTGTGCCAAGTTCTTTAACGTCTACAAATGTGAGTGGGTTCTAAAGCCTCTGATGGACGAATGACCAACTATTACTGGCGTCAGACAAATCACAACGAATACACACTTGTTGGTAATGGGCAGAAGTGGGTCTTCAAGAGTTTTTCTGAATTGCACTACTTCTGCAAGGTCAAAGGTATTGACGCACAGCTTGCATAAAACAAAGGTTCTCCCTTGACAATCTTGGGAGAATCACTTATATATAATCACACAGAGACACAAAAGGACAAGGTTCAAATGGAAGATCAACAGCAGTCGAAAGTCAAAGGGCTGAAACGCCTGACCAAAGCAAACAGCATTCCGATGCGAGTGGCCAAAGGTGGTAAAGACCTCGTGCGGGACACCTCGAAGACCCGGAAGTATAAAGTCGCTGGCGAATCCAAGTAATCTGAAAGGAAATACAAATGACCCAGTATAAACCCGGTGACAAGGTTCTTGTCGTTGACAACTTCGGGCACTTCTTTAAGCTTGGGGAGGTCGTAACTTTGGTTGGGCGTGACCCTGAGTATGACTACGAGGGTTCGCTTGCGTGGGACTGTAAGGGGATTCACTGCAATCAAACCCTGTTTGAAAACGAATTTGAAAAATTGGAGAAGCAAATGAGCAATACTAAAGTCCCGTTCAACATTTCTTCGGCTGCTATTACCGTTCTTCTTGATGGTAAGCCGATTGTGGTTCCGGCATCTTCGCAGAAGCAATACAGCCTTCTTAAAGAAGAACTGATGAAACCCACCCACGATATTGAAAAAATTCGTGATCTGGCAGACAAGACCACCGTTGTCAACCGCATTAGCCAAGGTAACGTCGAAGTCCGTGACGGGATGGTCTTCTACAAGGGGAATGTGGTGCATAACGCACTGACTGTCAAGCTCCTGAGCCTGATTGACGAGGGTTTCGATGTGAAGCCGTGGGTCAACTTCCTCGAAAATCTGATGCAGAACCCCTCGTATCGTTCTCGTGAATGTCTCTACAATTTCCTTGAGAAGTTTCAGGCACCCTTTACTGAGGATGGTTGCTTCATTGCCTTCAAGCGTGTTCGTGAAGACTTCAAAGACATCTATTCCGGCAAGTTTGATAACTCTCCGGGCAAGGTTGTGAAGGTTGATCGTTCGGAAGTGAACGATGACCCCAAAGCCACCTGTTCGGCTGGTCTTCATGTGGCTGCTGACAGCTATCTTGATCACTATGCAAGTGCAGCACGCAACAAGACGGTTGTGGTCAAGGTGAACCCCAAAGATGTTGTGGCTGTCCCCTACGATTATGACTTCGCCAAGATGCGTGTGTGTGAATATACGGTGCTGAACTCCATTGAAGCTTCGGACATTCGTGCAGAAGCCACCAAGACGGTCGTCAGCACCGCTGTTGTTGCCAAACCCCTTCGGGACAGCAAGGGTCGTTTCATCCGCAAGGATTGATCTTGCAAAGCTGGTGGACCTGTGTTAAGTCATGGGTTCACCAACCATCAGGAGAATGTGATGACAGGTCTTATGTGCTTAACCCTTGCCATCTACTTTGAGACAAGGGGAGAGTCGGTAGATGGGAAATTGGCGGTTGCTGATGTGATCCTAAATCGTGTAGAAGACCCACGTTATCCAGACACGATCTGTGATGTAATCAAAGAAGACTCGCAGTTTTCATTCATGTTTGATGGTAAGCCAGAGCATATGGAGGACCCTGTAGCTGCAAAAGAAGCCCGTCAGGTTGCTCTGGATGCCCTTAATGGGCAACGCCTTGGGATTACGTCAACACACTACCACACGGTAGAAATTCACCCAGTCTGGGCATCTGCGTTTTCTCTTGACGGGATCGTGGGGAATCATGTATTCTACACGAACGAAACAAAACACAAATGAGCGGGAATAAAATGGAAGACTTCGACTACATCGTGAACATTTTTGATGAGGTGCTTGATCGGGAATTGGAAATCCGAGCAAATCTGAAAGCAGATGCAGTCTATTCAGACGATGATCAATTCTATCTGGTTCACCAAGACCCCGTTTTCTGTGACTACACCGTGTATGATTTTGAGACGGGTTCAATCTACGATATGCCAGTTGCGTGGAAAAACAAGGTAGACCTCCACCTTGAAAACGTGTATTGGGATCGACTCTCGAATGAACGCTGATCAAGTCATTAAAGAAGCTGGCATCCTCGTCTCTCGATATAGGGTGCCGTATGACATGAAGGAAGACCTGCTGCATGAAGCTATTGTGGCAGGGCTTTCTGCTCTAGCAGATGGTGGAAACGAATCCAAGATCATCACAGATATGAGGAAAGCCCTCTATGCCTACACCAACTGGAAGTCTCTGGCAGTGAGTATCCCCGACAATGGAAATACCTACACCTTCAAACTTCAGATGGATCGTTGTGACTACGACAAACTCAGCCACACGGAGAAGGCTCTATACCACGCTCTGAGGGCCGATAGAGTAACTGAGGAGGAAACACTAGGGCTGGAGGCTCAAGACGAACACACGGGCCTCCTATTGAGCCTAGCAGTGGATCAAATCCTCGATGAAGAACAGTCGTCTGTGTTTCGGAAGATCGCTTTCATGGGATACACCAAACAGGAGGTTGGAGTTTCGATGGGGAAATCTCGTCAGTGGATAGCAAAAACCTACTTGGAAGCTTGCAAGAAGATCGAAGAACGGCTCTACAGTGTGACAAAAGAAACACACTAGAAACTTTCTTTTATTTTTTTTCTGGTTCTAGGTAACATTTTTCGAGATTTTGGAGTATATCCCTATATGAAGGGGGTAGGGGGTTGAACTTAAGTTTCTAACACTTGTGTCTCTACTCTTAAACAATATACAATAACAAGAAACAACAGAACAAGTGTATGAAACTTAAGTTTCTCCACTATTTTTTGTAGTCGCAATGAAAGGATCACACACACATATGTCCAAAACTTATGTTGTCCCAGACCTACATGGACGTAGGGACTTGTTGTCGAAATTTCTGAATACCCACTATGACTACAAATCCAAGCTGATCTTTCTTGGGGATTACATTGACCGTGGACAAGATAGCCGTGGGGTCATTCAGATCGTCCGTAGACTGGTTCTAGAGTGTGGGGCAGTGGCCCTACGGGGGAACCACGAACAGATGTTCTACGACGCTCTTTGTGGGGCAGATGACCAAGCGAGGTATCTGTGGTGCATCAATGGTGGACTTGAAACCATCGACAGTTATGGTGTCCCCCTAGAGGAAGAAATGCTCTGGGATGCTGATTGGGCCGGACGGTTGCCCAAGTATCACGAAGACACCCATCGGGTATATGTTCACGCTTCTGTGTATGGTGGACTTGATCTTGACGAACACACAGATGATGCACTACTGTGGGGAAGATACTGCACTGGGGAAGACGGTGGTGGCTACAGAGGGAAACATGTGGTTCATGGTCATACCCCAAAGAGACAAGTAGAGTTGTTCCAAAACCGAACCAATCTTGACATTTGGGCTGTCTTTCGAGGGACACTTGCTATTGGGGTGTTTGATGATGATATTCCCGGTGGCCCAGTAGACATTCTATATGTAGACAATATAAAGGGGTAGTGTATGGAAGAACCAAAAAAACCCATCCTAGATACCATACGGGCCTTGTTGGAGTTCAAGGATCGCACAACGATTGCAGAGATTGCAAGAGTGGCTGTTGTTCCTCAGAAGCGTGTCCTAGATGTGTTGAACAAGAATGGTCACATGGTCTATCGGGACAGGTCCAATGGGAACATCATCAAGGTCACTCCAAGGGAAACTCTCCGTAAACAACTTAAGGAAAGCCCAGAATACTACTTTAGAACCACTTTTGGGGCTTGGGCTGTTGAGGGCTACCAACTCACCTTCAGGGGAAATCAAGAATTGGCCGACAGGCTTAAGCAAAAGCGCCTTGTGGGTGGCATAGGAGACTGTTGGACAGAGGAACACATTCTAGATACCCCAGAAAACAGGAAGGCTCTGGAAGACGCTGGTTTGAAACTGTGGGACGATCCAGAGTTGGACGACAGACTTTGGGTTGAGTGACGAAAGTGTAGCAATGTCAGAAATTAAACACCAACCATGCCCAGATAACGAGAACTGTGGTAGCAGTGACGCATTCTGTTGGAATACAGAAAAACTCGTTGGTTTCTGTCACTCATGCAACATGAGTTTCAGCGAACACAATGGTGTGCTTTATGCAAAGACACCCTCTGGGAGAAAGGCCATTAGGAACATGAAGGACGATCCGTTCGAGGTAATCGAAAATGTGCAAAAAACCAATAAGACCTCAGTAATGCACAAGGGTCAGGTTGGTGTCTACAAAGAGTTTCGTGGCATCAAGGCTAGTGTTCGGGAACTGTATGGTTCCATGTTCTATGAATCTCCAGAACGTGTGGTATATCCATACCCCAGTGGTGGAACCAAGACAAGATACGTTGAAGATAAGACCTTTAGCGTCTCTGGGATCAAGTCTGATGAATTGTTCGGCATGAACCTTTTCCCGGCTGGCTGTTCAAAGATTGTGACTATCACCGAGGGTGAAGAAGACGCAATGGCTGGCTACCAGATGCTTTCGCATGGGAATACCTATATCAACCCCGTTGTCAGTCTCCCGAGTGCTACCCCCAATAAGAGAATTTGGGAGAAGTGCTACAAATGGCTTGACAGCTTCGAGAAGATCATTCTTAGCCTTGATTCGGATGGTAAGGCAGACCACATCAAGGAAACTCTTTTTGACTTGTTTCCCCACAAAATCTATGTCATGGATCATGGGGATGTCAAAGATGCAAATGACTTTCTCCTACAAGGGAAACAGAAGTCTTACAAAGATGCTTGGTGGAAAGCAAAAGAATTTTCCCCGGCTGGGTTTGTTGCTGATGCTGAATCTTGGTTGGAAATCCTTGAGACTGAAACCCCCTACGAGTATGTAGAGACACCCATTCAAGCATTTAACAAGGTGGGCAGGGGTTTGGTCAAGGGTGGTATCACTGTTGTAAAGGCACCCCCAGGAACTGGTAAATCCAGCCTTCTGCGTATGCTACAGCACGATCTGGTAGTTACTCACGGCAAGACCGTAGCTGTCCTGATGATGGAGGAAATGAAGTCTACAACTGGCCGAGCAATGGCAACCTACCAGCTTGGTAAGAACGTAATGACCAAAGAAGATGCTGAACGTCGGGGTGTCCCAGAGGAAGATGTAAAGCAAGCACTCTTGGAAGTTGTTGGTGATCGGAAGTTTATTTCGTTTGACATCAACCCACAGAATGCTGTAGAAGACTGTCTTAAGCAGTGCAAATATGCAGAGGCTTTCTTCGGTGCTGAATACATCTTCATTGACCACCTACAGCGTCTCGCGTATCTTGGTGGCACAGAAGGTGCAACGGCTGCTCTGACAGAGCTTGGGGTTAAACTGACGGAGTTTGCCAAACGTAAAAACCTTGGCATTATCTGTATCTCACACGTCAACCAAGATGGCAAGACCAAATACGCTTCGTCTATTGAAGAAGAAGCCATCTGTATCATCGAACTTGAGCGGGACAAGTTTTCGGAAGATGCTATCGAGCAGAATACTACCTACATCACTGTGGGAAAAAATCGTCCTTTTGCCTTGACAGGTGCAGCAGGTATGGTTATGTATGATGCCGAATCCACGATGGTTAGTGAGAGAATCGCAGCAGGGACAGTTGATCCTGCCGTAGACGTTTTTGAGGTTCCGACAAAAGAGAGAGTTGTGGACCAAGACATTCCATTCTGAGGAAACCCATGAGAGAGACTGTTTTTGACATTGAAACCAATGGTTTCCTGACCAAGCTGGACAAACTCCACGTTATCTCTTGGCAGGACATGACTGAAAAGGAACCCAAGAGCGGATATGATGCAGAAACAGTCTCTCGTGTTTTTGATACTGACCTTCTGATTGGCCATAACATCTGTCGCTTTGACCTCCCAGCCCTAAAAAAGCTCTTTGGGATTTCCAATGGAAAAGACACGATTGTTGTTGACACTCTGGCCCTTGCATGGTATCTAGACTACGAGCGTGGTGAGAAAGGTCTTCGCTATGGCCTTGACGCTTATGGGGAAACCTTTGGCATCAAGAAACCAAGTATTGAGAACTGGGACAACCTGACCCAAGAGGAATATACGCATCGCTGTGAGGAAGACGTTAAGATCAACGTCCGTCTCTGGAAACGCTTGAGAAACAAGCTTGTTGCCCTCTATGGTCAGAATGCAGATGGTTCCTTGACCCCCGATGCAACCCGCCTTCTACGCTATCTTAGCTTCAAGATGGAGTGTGCAGCTAAGGCTGAGGCTGAGGGCATCCGTATTGACTACAACAAGGTTACAAACAGCTTAGATGAGCTACAGAAGCTCAGGGACGAGAAAGAAGCAGAACTTTCCAAGGCAATGCCAAAAGTTGTTCTGACCAAGGTAGTGAATAAGCCCAAGCACGTCTACAAGAAAGATGGGACACTCAGCGAAGCTGGCAAACGCTGGTTTGAACACCTCAAGGAAGCTGGACTGCCGAGCGATACGGCTGGTCCTATCAAGGTAATCACAGGTTACGAAGATGGCAACCCATCGTCTACCATGCAGGTTAAAAACTGGTTGTGGGGATTGGGGTGGCAACCTCTGACCTACAAGTTTGTGAAAGACGACGATGGAACAGAGCGACAGATCGAACAGGTCAGAAAAGACGGGGAGTTATGTCCGTCTGTATTGGACCTTTCTGAACACGACCCGGCTATTCACTTTTTGGATGGTCTGACGGTTCTAAACCACAGGATCGGTATTCTTAAGGGATTTCGTGATCTTGCTTTCCAGAAGGAGGATGGCACCCACTGGATCGAAAGTAAGATTGACGGTCTAACAAATACGTTCAGGTTCAAGCACAGAGCGCCACTCGTGAACCTGCCGGGTGTTGATAAGCCTTATGGTGAGTTGATCCGCTCTTGTATCTTGGCACCTTCTGACGACCATGTTCTTATTGGTGCAGACATGGTTAGTCTTGAGGATACTACCAAACGCCACTACATGCAACCACTTGATCCAGAGTATGTCGAGGAAATGTCTAGGGAAGGCTTCGACCCACACCTTGACCTTGCAAAATATGCTGGTGCTTGCACACAGGAAGAAATTGACGAGTATGCTGGTGGTGGGGCAAAACACCTGAAACCCATCCGTAAGAATTTTAAGGCAGCTAACTATAGCTGCGTCTATGGGGTAGGCGCACCAAAACTTGCAAGAACCTTGAACACCTCTGTTTCAGAGGCTTCCTTGCTCATCAATGCCTACTGGGAACGCAACTGGTCCATCAAGAAGGTTTCTTCTATGCAGAAGACGAAGGTGCTTAAGGATGGCTCTATGTGGCTACAGAACCCTGTCTCTGGTTTCTGGCACAGTCTTCGAAACGCCAAGGATATCTTCTCTACACTTAACCAAAGCACGGGTGTTTATGTGTTTGATAACTGGTTGGCAATCATTATCCAATCTGGCATCCCTGTGATCATGCAATACCACGATGAGTATCTTGGGTATATCCCCCGTGATGGAAAACAAGAGTGTGACAGCATCAACCAAGACGCTATCACGAGGCTAAACCAAAAACTTCAACTTAATGTCCCTGTTGGGTCTGACTGGCACTATGGAGAGAACTATGCAGATGTCCACTAACCGCACTATTGAAATTGATGTAGAAGACCTGTATCACCTCATGCGTGGGGTCTTCATCCTGAATAAACTGCTTGAGGCTGATGCAGTTGATCGAGAACTCTTTGACAAACTGAACCACGAAGATGTGGCTCTTGTTGATCTCATTGGAGAGATGAAATGAGCAAAATGATCAAGCGGGTGGTTGCCGTGACTGAATACCCTGTTCTTGATGGGGTGTATCCTATCGACACGCCAAATCTTTACATTCAGATCACAGACCAAAACGACAAGAAGTATAGGTTTGACACTTATTCTTTGGAAGAAGCTATCGTCAAATTCTTTGGCCTAACAGAGCTAGAGACAAAAGTCAAAAGAAAATCTGTGTATTGGGATGGTCACAACTATGGTTAAAATGATCAAGAGCATTCGTGCAACCGAATACTACTACAGCCACGATTGTGGTTGTTGCGCCGACTGGGGAACCCGTGGTGTTATCGTAGATCAAGATGGCGTAGAACACGAGTTTGATTGTCCAAACCTTGAGACTGCCATCGAGCAATTTCTAGGCGAAGAAAACTATAGTTACAAATACTACTGTGACTATGGAGATAACCCCGACGCAGAAGACTACGACGATTGAGTGTGTCTAAAGAGTCACACTTGAACTATACTAAAATATACTCTAGAAACAGGTAACAAAAATCCTAATTTTAGAGTATATACTATAATACAGAGCCAGCAAAGGACAAGATTCATGGCTAAATACGATATGGAAATGATCCTCGAATACGCCAAAGTGTTCCCCCAGAACTACGACAAGGGCGATATTGAGGCACCGAAGAAATCGGCAGCTTATGGTGTAGCTGCAAAGGGTGGCCAGACTGTTGTCAATGCCTACTTCACCAAACAAGAAGACCTTGATCGTCTGATTGAAGACGGTATGGACCTTACCCCGATGAACCACAACCGTGTCATTGAAGGCAATCAAGAGTTTGGTATTGGGAAATACATGAAGCTCAAGCGTCTGGCTAGTGACAATATCAAAGAGTTTACCAACAAGAAGACCAAAGAAGTTACCCAAGTAAACTATGGTGGCTTCCCCAAGATTGTGGACCTTCGTGATCCTGAGAACAAGCGTCTGTGGGACTACGAAGAAGATGGCCCCCTTGGGAATGGCACCAAGGCAATCGTTCGCTTCGACATGTATTCGGATGGTGCTGGTCTTCGTCTTGAAGCTATCGCTGTCAAAGAGCATGTCCCCTACAGCACCCAAGGCACTCAGGAGAAATCTGAGTATGCAGACGTTTGGGATGTCTAATACCTAAGATAAACCACCCGTAGCTCAGTTGGATAAGAGCAAGTGCCTTCTAAGCACTGGGTCGCAGGTTCGAGTCCTGCCGGGTGGACCAAAAGAACTACGCCTGCCCGTGGGCGTTATCACGGGAACCACCTTCTGGTGGGTTGCGTTTTGCCTATGGCACGGGAATTGACTATACGTCATATCGCGCAATCCTTCTGAGTGTGGTATCGTCTGCGAAAGTACGGCAAGAGGAAGCAAGGACCGAAACAGCTTGCCGATAGACCCTCAAGCATCGGGCGAAACAGCGGGTTTTCACGTTACCACACTCAACTTGATACTAGGGTCGCTCCCTAGGACCGTAGGACTGCGGGCAATCCTACCAAAATAAACCCGCACATATTCTGATGATCACATCTTGTCACTAAGCCTCTGACTGGCTGATTGTGTCTTGCAAGCGGATGTGATCTTCTGAGTGTGGCCAGACTGTAAAGATGAAGCCTCCGCAATCCTTTAGGAAATAGTGCAGACAAGACAGCGGACTGCACACACTCAATAAGTCCCCTATAAAATGAGGTTTATAAGTCGCGCTTGATCCGTCGCGGTTGGTGGAAGGAACGGTAGGCACTGATACTGCCAGAAGTTAAACTGTGACTATCCATGATGAAGAAATCTAGGGCCATCGAGTTAACGTGTGTCTCTAGGGTGCAATGGTGACAATCCAACGTCATCGCGCTAACGGATTGCCAACCAACTATGCGGTTGTGATGGAATTGGTATACATACTGGACTTAAAATCCGGGTTCTGTGGGTTCGAGTCCCACCATCCGCACCAACAAACTCCCCCAATGTAGGAATACACAATGTTCAAAGGCATCATCTTTGCCATCATCTCGGCCTTCTTCCTCGTTATTGGGGCTATCATCTATCCCCTCATGGGTGCCTTTGTAGGCGCTACCGCAGGGTATTTCTTCCCCGCCACCATTACTCAGCTTATCTCGGCTGTTGGCCTTGCAGGAATGGCTCCGTGGCAATTTGGTTTCTCTCTGGCATTCATCGGTGCCTTCTTCCGTAACATTTCCAAATAAGGACAACACAAATGGCTCAGATTTCTTTCATCCACGACGATTCGAAACTCGGCGGTTCTACTGTTGTTGTTACGAAGGACAATGTTGACTTCCTTGGGGATGTTGCAGAAATGTTCTTGCAATTCCTGCGTGGTGCAGGCTATACCTATGTTGAGCAAGTAGAGCTTCACACTGGTGGTGGCGAATCTGTGTATACGGACCTCTGACATGAAAGCAGAGTATATGGACCATATGGGGTCTGACCTTAGTGTAGTCAATGCTGCACGGGTTAGCTTCGACAAAGAGAGCGAGTGGCTCCCCAGCGGGAGTCGTAACGACTATGAGGGGGTTGTCTACCAGACCATCAACGGACATCCTGTGAACCTCTCCGAAGCTGATACCAAGCTAATCAACTACCTCGCCAAACACGACCATTGGACCCCTTTCGCCCACACCTCTGTCCAGCTTCGCATGGCTGCACCCATTCCTATCAGAACCCAATGCTTTAAGCATAAGCAGGGTCTAGTGGAAAACGAAGAATCTCGCCGCTACATTAGCTCTCGTCCAGTGCTGTTTATCCCTGACGAATTTAGGTCAAAGCCTACTGGTGGGGCAAAACAAGGGTCTGATGGAAAGCACCCGTCTTCTGGTTACTGGAAGACCTTGTATCGTGCTAAGTGCGAAGCTATGATTGATCTTTACGAGACAATGATTGCTGATGGAGTTTGTCCTGAGCAAGCACGTTTCGTTCTCCCGCAAGGGGTCGAGGTCAACTGGGTTTGGACTGGCAACCTCTATGCCTTTGCGAACTTCTATAACAAGCGTAAAGATTCACACGCCCAGAAGGAAATCCGTGATCTTGCGGATTGTGTTGGAGCAATCATCCAACCACTGTTCCCCGTTTCATGGAAGGCATTGACTAATGAACAATCCCAAGCTGGTGAAAACCCTACTCGTTGATGCCGACATTGTAGCCTACCGATCCGCTTTTTCTGGCGACACTGAGCGTCTTGCAAAGAATAAGGTTGACGATCTTATGACCTTTATCATTGACAAGACGCTCGTTTTTTCCAGTGGGAATGACTACACATCTTACCTCACAGGGAAGGGCAACTTCAGATACGATGTAGCTGTTACTGTAGAATACAAAGGCAACAGAAAAAAGACAGAGAAGCCAATCTATCTAGATGCTTGCCGCAATCATGTGGTTGATAAGTGGAACGGGGTCGTAATCAATGGACAAGAAGCAGATGATGCCATTGGTATTGCTGCCTCTAAGAGTGATCCCGAGACAACTGTCGTTGCTTCTATTGACAAAGACATGCTGCAAATCCCTTGTTGGCATTTCAACTTCTCAACTGGTGAATACACTTTTGTCACCCCTGATAGTGGAAATAGGAGCTTCTACAAGCAGATTTTAACAGGGGATCGGGCTGACAATATTGTTGGTCTACAAGGTGTTGGACCTGTGAAAGCAGAGAAAATTCTTGGAGACTCTAAGACCCCACAGGAGCTTTACAAGGCTGTTCTTGATGCCTATGATGGGGACACCACGAGGGTTTTAGAGAATGGCCAGTTACTCTGGTTGCGTAGGGAAGAAGGTCAAATGTGGGAGCCACCTAAATGAAGCGGAGTAAGCTCCGACAAAGAGCTATTGCTGCTGGGTATAGGTCTGGTCTAGAAGAAGACTTGGCTAAGGAGCTTGAGGGTAAGGGTGTTGCTTACGAGTATGAAACCTTGACGATCAAGTATGAGGTTAATGAGGTTCGCAAGTATACCCCTGACTTCAAGCTCCCTAACGGCATCATTATCGAGAGTAAGGGACGTTTCACCTCTGCTGATAGGAAGAAGCATCTATTGGTTCAAACGCAATGCCCTGAATATGACATTCGTTTCGTTTTCTCTAACTCGAAAGCCAAACTGAATAAAGGCTCAAAGACGACATATGCAGATTGGTGCCTTAAACATGGGTTCCAGTATGCCGACAAGCACATCCCAGAGGATTGGATCAAAGAATGAACATGGATAAATTCTACTACAAAGCCTATGGGTTCTTTCAAAGCATTGCTGATTGGTTTGGGGAACGTGTCTCGGAAGAACTGTGGGACGATATTGATGCCCAAATTGACTTCCAGATTGAAGAACAAGCCATAGCAATGGGGAAAGTCAAGATTGAAGTCTTTGGGGTCATTGAAGGTCCGATCCATCGTGATAGCATCCCAAACGACGATGGTGTAAACCCAGAACTTGACTGGCTCCTCGAAGTAAAAGGGTCTATCAACAACTCTGACGAGGTAGACGATATCTCTCTGTGGTTTAAGGATTTTAATGAGGCATACGCCCTTGTGTCTCACTTCTACCACTCTGTTGAGCCGAAAGTTTTCTACCTATGACTAAAGCAAAGATTCTTCTCTTAGACATTGAACTTGCTCCAAACCTGGCCTATGTGTGGCAAAGGTGGAAGGTCAACATTGGTATGAACCAATTTGAGGATCGTGGGTTCATCATGTCCTTCGCTGCCAAGTGGTTGGGTGATACGAAGATCGTCTACCAAGAGAACCGCAAGGCAGATGATAGCGCCATTGTGCGAGCCTTGTATGACCTCTTAGACGAAGCGGACATTGTTGTTGCCCACAATGGGAAAGACTTCGATCTCCCGCACATTCTGACCCGTGGTATCGTTCATGGGTTTCCTCCACCCTCTCCGTATCACATTGTTGATACACTAAAGGTCGCCAGAAAAGAGTTTCTGTTTCTGAGCAACAGCCTCGAAGACTTGTGCAAAGACCTTAAGTTACCCCTAAAAGGGAAACATGGGAAATTCTCAGGGTTTGAGCTGTGGTGGCAATGTCTTCGTGGGAATGACGAAGCTTGGGAAGAACTGGCGGAATACAACAAACAAGATGTTATCTGCCTTGAAGCCCTCTATCTACGTCTGTTGCCCTACATCAAAAACCACCCCAACGTAGATTTTTCTGACCAAGACACCTTGACTTGCCCCAAGTGTGGCTCTACTTCTGTTCAGAAGCGTGGGCAATACAGGTCTGCTGTTGGCGTGGTCTACCAAAGGTTCAAGTGTCAACCCTGTGGTGGTTGGGGGCACGCAAAAAGTTACACCAGTGGCCTTGGAGCAAGTGGGAGAAGTCTTTGAGTAAAAGATCAAACTTTCCAAAAATAGACAAAGATTTTTATGGGACAACTGACCCTCGTGCTGTAGAGCCTCTTGTCCCTTTCATTAGGGGCAAGACTTATGCAGAACCTTGCTATGGTAACGGTGATCTTGAAGACCTCTTAATGGATGTGGCCACCTGCAAATGGCGGAGTGACATTCGTGAGACTGTCGAAAGTTCTGTCGTTAAGGGGGCTATGGAAGTCACCTCTGTTGACCTGAAAGATTGTGACCTTATCATTACCAACCCACCATTTACCAAAAGTGTCTTGCTCCCCATGCTTGATCACTTCATTACCATGAAGCCCACTTGGCTGTTACTGCCAGCAGACTACCTACACAATGCCTACTTTGGACCTTACATGCGTAAGTGTTCTAAGGTAGTCTCTATTGGTCGTCTCAAATGGTTTAAGGATAGTCAAGCTTCCAGCACCGACAACTTCTGTTGGTATTTCTGGCCCAAGGGTGCTACCCAAGAACAAACCATCTTCAAAGGAAGAAACTGATGTGTATGCTCGACTACTACGAACACGAATCTTTTGCAAGCCCCACTACGATGGTTCAAGAGTATGCAAAAGTCTCTGGGCAAACTCCTGATCCAGACCTTTATGAAGACCTCATTAGTGAGGAGTATGATGAGTGGGTTTTTGAAACTTCGCTCATAAGTGGGGAAGTTCGTAAGCACTATGGTGGTTCCTACAACGCAGTCAATGAGTTGAAAGAACTTGCAGACCTTGTGTATGTCATTTATGGGTATGCAAATGCGAAGGGTTGGGACTTAGAAGAAGCTGTCAAGCGTGTCCATGAGAATAATATGGGGCGTATGTATCAACCCGATGGTTCTATCCTTCGTCGGGAAGATGGGAAAATCCTGAAAAATAAAGACTTCCCCAAGGTTGACCTCTCCGATCTGGTCTAAGAAGAAAGAAGAAAAATGAACAAAACGTCTGTCGCCTACAAGAAACCCTCTGCCCGTGCTGAACTGATCACTCGTCGAACCTACAACCGACCGAAGGACGCCGAGGGCAAAATCTTTGAGACTTGGGAGGAAACTATTGACCGGGTTATCCAGCACCAGCGTTGGCTTTGGGAACGTGCCAAAAAGGGTGTAGCTCTCACCAATGCTGAGTTGGACGAACTCGAATACCTTCGAGAGATTATGCTGAAACGCATTGCCTCTGTCTCTGGTCGAACCCTTTGGCTTGGTGGCACCACTGTCGCACAGTCCCGTGAAGCCTCCCAGTTTAACTGTAGTTTTCTCCGAGTGGAGACGGTCCATGATGTTGTTGATGCCGACTGGCTGCTCCTCCAAGGCTGTGGTGTGGGCTTTGAACCTGTTCGTGGGGTTCTCAATGGATTTGCCAAAACTGCTCGGATTGAGGTAAAACGGTCCCTGAATAAAGACCGTGGTGAACCCAACAACAAAGAGCTTTTCTACACTCGTGAGAATGGTGAACGTGTGTGGGAACTCTGCATTGGTGATAGTGCAGAAGCTTGGGCTAAATCAAGCGGTAAGCTCTTGGCCATGAAAAAGCCCGTGGATGTGATCATCCTTAACTTTGAAGAAGTCCGTCGTGCTGGCCAACGTCTGAAAGGTTACGGTTGGATTTGTTCGGGGGATGAAACCATTGTTGATGCCTACACCAAAATCTGTGAGCTTCTGAACAAACGGGCTGGCAAGCTTCTTTCCCGGATGGATATTCTTGATATCCTGAACCTTCTCGGAACCACCCTTTCGTCGCGTCGTTCTGCTGAGATTGCCCTTGTTCCTGTTGATGATCCTGAAACTGATGAGTTCATCCTTGCCAAGAAAGACTTCTGGCTTCATGGAAATGAACATCGGCAACAGTCCAACAACAGCATCATGTTCCACAAGAAACCTACTCGTTGGGAACTTGCGTATATCTTCCAACGAATGCAGGAAGCTGGTGGCTCTGAGCCAGGATTTATCAATGCCGAGGCTGCAAAGAAACGTGCGCCTTGGTTTAAGGGCGTCAATCCGTAAGCGAACGTGCGGATTTAAAACCCCCTCTGATTGACTTGGAAGCCGAGGCAAACGGCGACAGGGCGGAACCCTTAATAGGGACCGTGAGAGACTAAGCGAAGGGGATTACTCGTGGTGTTTTACAGGACACTACAAT